CCTTTTTTAAGTTGTACATCTATATCAACATATCCATCATCTTTATATGTATAAAATAAATTTTCATATCCTCGGTCTAACGCCGGTTGTATTGCTGCCCAACCAATATTGGCATTTTCAATTGCTAGTAATGCATTGTTCCATTCTGTTGCAACTGACACAAGCATATTACCAAAATCCTTAGGTGGCATTTTTCCTTTGTATTCGGCAACTTGCGATACATTTTCTACATCGATAACATGAAAAGTAGACCAGTCAGCACCATCACCTCGAGCGACGTCAGCTACTACTATATAATTTTTTTCATAGTTTGGATATTCCCAAATCCAATAGCCGTTATCAAAGCCTCTACGTTCAATTGGTTCGCTACATTTATTTTCATAATCTAGCAGTATAGCCCCATCTATTACAGTATGACCAGATGAAATAAAGTCGCAATCACATTCTTGTGCTGCACCTCGTTCTCCTAACAATTGAGTTTGTTCATCTCGCCATTGCTGATCGCGGTCTGGGTGTACGGTCCAATGTAGTTTAATTGTATGAAATCCATTAATTTCTTGCTCAGCTTCTGACCATACCGAATGAAACCAATTACCAACACCATTTGGTGTAGACAATACGATAGCACCACCACCCGTTGATAATGTTGCTTGCGATGCTATCCAAATTTCTTCAATGTTTCGAATGAATGCGGCCTCATCTATAATTAGCAACGATAATGCTTCTGAACGTGCTCCTGTGGTTGCGGATGAAACTGCTTTAATTTGTGAGCCATTTTTAAATTTTAAGGAAAGCTTATTATCTGCTTCAATATTTCCTTTTAACCAACTAGGTAAATTGTCATGCATTACCCGTACTTTTGTTACTAAGTTTTTTGCTACTTCTTGAGTTGTTGCAATAACAAGTACGTTAAAATCTTCTTTGAATAACATGCTCCAAAGAGCAAAGCCAGCTGATAATGTTGATATACCTAACTGACGAGACTTTAATATTACATTGTAACGATTATCTCGTAATTCAGTTAATGTATCTTCCTGGAAAGGATATAAATTAAATTTAATCTTACCACGTTTAGGATGTTGTATATAACAATATTGTCGCATAAAAAAAACAGGATCTTTAGCACACATCGTGTACTGCTGTTGTATAATCTGTTTTATATTTTGTGACATATTATTTTAAGATTTCATTGATTAATATTCCAGATCCTAATGTTGTAAGTATTCCTGCAGTAAACCATAATCCCTTTGCTTCATACCATTTTGGTTTAAGATATCGTTCTCTACGAATATATATTTCTACGTTTTCTTGCAATAGAGCAATTTGTTGATCTTTGTAACGTAATTGCAATGAATCTAATTTAATTAATTCGTCATGCTGTTTTGATAATGTAATATACTTATCAATCAATGCATTGTTAATTGAATCTAATGCATATAATGAATCTAATGTATATGAAATATCAACAATTTCTTGTTGCGTAAAACACGTATCAGGTTTTGTTTGTGTTAATGCAAATACCGGGAATAACAATATAACTAATAACTGTTTCATATTATTTTCTTGATTTACGTCCCCGACGTGTTTTGTTTAAAATATTTTGTTTTGCTTCTTCTACAGGTTTTTCTTCTACTTGTAGTTCTTCTTTAGCTGTTTGCAATTCTTCAATTTCTGTTTTAGTTTCTTGAATTTCTTCTTTTATTTCAACACGCTGTTCTTCAATAACTTCAGTTTTGCCTTGAAGTTGATCAATTTGTTGATTATTATCATCAATTTTTTTATCTAATTTTGTAACTTTCTTTTTATTGAGTTTATCGCTTACAAAAATAGCAGCAATGATTGCTAAAATTACTCCGGCAATTATTGCCCAATATTTTTTAATTGTTTTCATCTGATTCTCCATTTAATCGTTTTATAAAATTTTCTTTGAATTTATCCCATTCTTTTTGTATTGTATTTTCAAATTCCTCAGGCGTCATTTTTGCTGACCAAGTTTCTGTAACGCCTTCACTATTACTTACAAATTTCATTGATTCGGTATATGCTTGTTTTAAGAGTTCAACATCTCGTTCTGCATCACGTAACCATGCTAATGCATTTTCATGAATTTTATTGCGTTCGTATTCTTCATATGTTCCGGTATTTTTTAATTCATGTTCCATTTCAATTACACAATCAAAACACATACCATGAATCTTTCTCATTTGTTGATCTAAATGATGCGTACCAACACATGTGCATACGTCTTTTCTACAATTAGGAAATGCACGTAATTCATCTCTTATAGATTGAAAAATATCTGAATTTTTTGTTTTACGAATTCGAAAACCTTCACGCTGTTCTACAACATATACGTTTCCACTTGCATCAGTTTCTTCCCAAACATCACCAACTTCTCGATGTTCTGATTTGTTTTTTGCATCAGAAAACCCTACAGTTTTTTTGGTTTGAAACTTATGAGTGCCGTCCAACATTTGTTGAACAGCTTTAATGTTTTGTAACTTTTTTGACATGTAACTTTATTTTTTATTTGTATGTTCTTGACCAAACTTTGCTAATTTTTTTGTAGTTGCAATTTTTATCATTTTATAAGTATTTGTAATATCAGCTGGGTCTAAATCTTTTGTAGCTAAATTAAGAACTTTTAATATATCTTTAACTTTAGCTATATTTCCATCTCGTTTATTTAAATGTTTAACAAATCGATCAACATCTAATGCTTGTTTTGTTTCTGGAGAAATTTCTTTTTCTGCTTCTTTTTCTGCATCTGGCTTAGCGGCAGCATCAGGTGCTGTAGCTTCTGGCGCTGGTGGTGCCGGTGTTGGAGCAGGTGGAGGTGTAGCAGGAGCTCCTGCAGGAGCAGGTGCGTCAGGTGCTGGTGCGTCTGCAGGCGGAGCATTCGGTGCTGGTGCTTCTGGCGCTGGCGCTTCAGGTGCTGGTGCTTCAGGTGCATCAGCTGGAGCAGGTTCGCCTTGCTCTTTTATTATTTTTGCAATTTTTCTGCGAACATATTCTCTAACTAATCGTTCGTGTTGTTCGCGAGTCAAATTTTCAATTTTATCTTGTAATACATCTGCTGTTTCTTTTTCTTCAGTATCTTGTCGTTTTTTTAATCGTTTAGCAGCAGTCTTTGGATCATAATCGCCATCTTCAATATCTTTATATAAACGATCATCATCATTATATGTTGGATACATTTTACCGTCATCTTGCATTTGTTTGTCTCGCTTACGCAAAACATTATGTTGCATATCTCCAGTAGTTTTAGGATTCATTCCGCCTTTTTTATCATCTGCGGTATAATCTTTAAGATCTTTTCTTAGTTTTGGTTTTTGAGACTTCTCAAAATCTTTCGGTGTTTTATACTTGCTTTTATGTCGTTCAGCCATAATTCTTTCCAATTTTAATATAAATATATCATCGTGCGTATTTCAATACTCCTAGTATCTGATTAACAGGTGCAAATGCTCCGGTAAGCTTGTATGTATTTCCGCCATATGTAAATACAACACCCTCCGAAGGAACAATTTGATCAAATCCACCTAATCGTTCAATGCGTTTAAGTTCTAATTCTAATTTTGCAACGGTTGATGGATTTGGATTGGTTTGCAATTCTCTAATAAGTTCAGCTAATTCTTGTTTAATTGTTTGTACTGTTTTTGATGGATTTGCTGCTAAGAAATTTTCTGCATTTTTTAATGCTACTGCTCCTAACCGTAAAAATAACGTTTCAAACGGTTCCATGTTTTGTTTGTAATATCGTTTGAATTCATTTTTGTCAAATTCTTGAACCCAATTTAAGAATTCTGGATTTGTAATTTGTTTTTTAAGTGTGGTTATACTTTCCGACTTATCAAAGAACGCCCAACGATTTATTAATGCATTTAACACATTTTCTGGAATTTCATATCCCATTTTATCAGCTTGTGTTTTAATAACATCTTGCCACCACGCTTTATGATACTCAGCTATTTGATCTGTTTCTTTTAAACCGAACTTAGATCTAAGTTGATCAATTTCATTAAAGAATGCAGCTTGTTGATCTTCAAAATTAGATATTTTACCAATTTTAATTTTTTGAGGTGGAATAAATGAAAATGTTTTTTGCATATGTGCATTTGCATCTTGAATAATTTGTTGAACCATTGCACCACCGGTTAAATCTGTTTCGACTATATTGCCTTGTTCATCATATTCAACTAAATTATGAAATTGCAAATGTGCTTTATCATATGATATAACATTTTTAGTTGCAGGATAAATAATTTCCATGTTTGCAAATACTCGACCATTTTTAAATATTTGTGCTAATCTATCTGCAGGTATACGTTGCAATGATTCTGTTAAATCTTCAGCACAAGCTTGATATGCATCTACTACTCGTTGATAATTTACTCCCGCTTCAGCTCCTTTTTCTGCTATAGCTTTTTGTTGTTTGCGTTGGAAATCAGCAATTAATTCTGCAGGAGTCATTGGATTAATAATAGTTCCTTTGCCGCGAGCAAATCCGGGTTGACCATTTTTCCAAGTAACTTGAATGTTTTGACCATCGGTTTTTTCTGTAACTGCAGCTTCAATATCTAAACGCCCTTCTAATGCACGAGATACTATTTCTTTCATATCATTAAAAGTTAATCCATGATCATCCCATGGGTGTGCCATATGTCCAGCTGCGCCACCTTCCATTAATTTTGCACCATATACAGTTTTTGGAAATTTATCAAAATCATATACAAATGATCTATCATCTTGTTTATCTAAAAATTTGTTTAATTTATTGATCTTATTTTTATGTCGACGTGTTTCTGCATTGTTCATTGTAGCAGCAAACATTTCATCAACTTCTTCTTGTAATTGTTTTGCCCACCATTCTTTTGAAAACAATGCTTCTTGTAATCCCGTTGCAATTTGCCATGCATTTTTTACAACTGCATCTTTAAATTGAGGATATGATGCACGAAATGTTTCATAATCTCGATCTGCAATTGATTGTCGTACCGTAGTTGCTGATATCGGCATTCCGTTTGCATATGTTTCTGGATCTACATCAATACTTAATTCTGTTGCATCAATTCCCATTGGAATTTTACGTCCTTTTTTGTCACCAATCGTTGCATATTTATCTACATTGGGTACAAAAGCTTTTGCTCTAACATAATCATCTCCTTTGGTAGATGCTGCCATTGCATAACGTCCTTTTGCATCAGATGGCAAATCAAACAAATATTCGTATGCTGCAACAATTGGTGAATTGTGTTGTGTAGGTTGAATAATGATATCAGGATTATCATTAAGTAAATTAAACATTTCAATGCTTTGTTCTCTAGTAATACCGTCTCTAGAATTTGGTCCAATTAATATTATTACTCGACCTACTTGCGGAGATTCTGCATATCGTTGTGCTAATGCTAAATGAGCTCCTGTTAATGGTTTAAATCCACCGGGAAATAAAACTGTTATTTTATTCATTATGTTCCGTTTTATATAAATATTATGATACCGGATTCGTTGGTGCAATTATACTTCCGCCTACCGTTCTACTTGTTCTAAATACAAAGTTTTTTAATTTTAACGTGCCACTTAATGCTGCAGTTCCACCGGAGTATACTATAGATGTATGTACTAATACATAATATCCTTGACGATTAGTTAATGTTAAGTCTGATATACTGCCGTACAATCCAGTAACAGCTCCCGATCTTTGTGAATTTTCTGGTACCGTTGTTCCTGCTAAATTAATAGGTGATGTAAATGTGGATCCGCTATTAAAAATACCGTATGATGTAAGTCCCGTATAACTACCAGTTACTGCATTCATTACAGTTGCGTATACATTAAATGATTTATTAGGTAATCCAATATTATCCGTACGGTCAATTTGCCATGTACATGACATTTGCATTCTCGTTTCGCCCGGCAATATGAATACATGAAATGACGGTCCAGATAAAACGGACCCGGTTGTAAATGTCGGTAAAGGAGAACTACCAGATATGTTAGCTAAGTTAAATGTATATTCAGATTGATCGAAATATACAACTCGTCCTATATTCAATCCATCTACAAATTCATTGTTAGAATCAAATAAAACTTCGCCATTTTGCACTGCAAGAAATGATGATGCCGTTACATTTCCTTGTGCTGTTAAGTGGAAACCACTTGCAGAAATTTCAACATTTCCATTAGCACCGCTAATAAAAGTTGATGCAGGATTTCCAAAAAAGAATCTATTCGTACGAACATCTATTTCTGAATTAGCAGTTGCATATCTAAAATAACTTGAAGTATTTGCATAAAGTTCTAATCCAACGCCGCTATATGCTGCGCCGCCTTTTGTTCCTGCACTATTTGGCAGAGCCGAACCAGACCACAGTAAAAATCCAGGAAATCCTGCAGCAAATCCTTCATATCCTAATGATCTAATAAAACCAGAATTAGGATATCCACTAATTGCAACGCCACTATTTAATGAATCAGCAACATATAAAGAACCAGTAAGCATTGAATAATCACCATCAATATATCGATTGCCGCCTTGCCAATTTTTATCATAAACATATGATATTTGTTTGCTTTTTACTCCGGCTACATTGTAATATTCTGTTTTAAATGAAATTTGATTGTCAATTTTATGTGTAGTTTGAATTGGCGTTTTAATTCTTGTATAATTAGGAGAATATCCGGCATCATTATCTGTGGTAACGTGTATATCTGAAACTTGCCATTCTCCTGATTCTACTACTAATAATAATACACCAGTACCATCAAAGTCTGCTTCAAAACTAAATATTTGATCATCAAATCTTTGATTTCCATATGATGTTAATTCGCCAATTCGTTTACCAAATTTTACAGGAAATGATTGATTAAAATAATCGGTAGGATCTTGATAAAAGCTGCTACCAGATAAATATATTGATAATTTTGCAGTAGCTGCAGAAATTGTTGTACCTAATGCATCTAAAGAAATTTTATATGAAGAATCTTTTAAAAAAATTCCTTGATATGATGAACTTATTTGTGCAACCTGTACGGAGTTAGGAGCCGCAATATTAATTGAACTAGAAATTAACATTGCATTTGATAATGACGATGTAATCCATTGCAATGTAGTTGGAGTTATTTCAGACCCATTTTGATATGTATGAGGTTGCCAATATGTATTGATAACGCTTTGAGATGTAAATATTCCAATTGATTGATCTGGAAACAGTGATGATGTACTAGAAATAAAAATTTCCGTATCTTCTAATTCAAAATCATTAACTAATTCCCAAGTACCAACTGTACCTTTATTGTTTGTAAAAACTTTAATGCGTGCAATATCTCCAGTTGCTGGTTGTAAATTTTCAATTTGTATGAGTGCAAATGATTGTGAATTTTCTGTTGGAACGTAAGTTGGCGTTGCTTCATATTTTATAGAAAATGTAGATGCATCAAATGAATCATATGTGTGAATATATACGCTTTGGCTGCTAAATGCTGTATACTCTGTTTCTAATAATGCCAATGATGGCGATAGTACCTTTGATATCTTAGAAACATACGCCGTTGTAGATATAGGATATGTAGCCGTAGGACGAGGATTAATTGGATTTGAAACTGTAATAGTACCGCCAGTCATATCTGCATCAAATTGTCCGCCGGTTATAGAAATTGCTGGTTGTTCATTATACGAAAAATATGTAATCGTGCCGGTACTATAAGTTGGAAATTGTGTGTTATTTGGATATATTCGATCTAATTGTACTCCAATTTGTTCTGAAACTAATACAGTTGGTAATGATTCAAAAATAATTTCAGATTCATTTGCTGTTACTGGATTAACCGGACATGATCGAGTCCACCGTACGTTAGTTCTATTTTGCCAATCTGCAGTAACTTGTTGTCCTTCAATATTTACTGCTTCACCTGTAATAATTACAGTACAATCACCCGGAGATGTTGTATCATAAACATATATTGCTATTACGCGAGATTTGTCTTGATCTAGATAATCTACTACTTCATGATAAATTGGATCGCCATTATAATCTAATATTTCAATTCCTAGTAAACTTCCAACTTTTAAATTTGTTGGATTTCCTTGAAACTTAAATAAATTTTTTCCTGCAGTTAAGCGTACTGGAAATTCTGTTATTTGAAAATAGTCAGGCGAAGTTGGTGATGTGTCTTCAAATAAAACAGGAATTAAATCTAATCCAGAATATATTGCTTCTTTGCGTTTCATCGTGTGAAATATCTTTTATATAAATATTACACATGATTAATCTTGCTAAATCCGTTTGTTTTATTTACTTCAATTAAGTTATCAACCATATCGCGCATAGAATCAACATGCGAAATAATAATTGAGAAATCAAACTTAGTTCGGAAATAATCAAACAAATTTACAACTGATGAAATATGTTCTGCATCTAATGAACCCCAACCTTCGTCGATTGCAATAAAATTAGGACGAGGCAATGCCGAAACATTGATAAGTGCTATTCGAATTGCTAATGACGAAATAAAACGTTCCATACCAGACGTTAATTCCAACGGCCAATAGTTATCTTCATCATAAATGATATATCCGTTAATATTTTTGCCATCAGTATTTAATACCATGTTAAAATCAACAATCTGATTAAGTACATTGTTTATTTCAGATTCAATTTTAGGAACAGCTTTTGAAATTAATTCATATGGAATGCCATCTCGCTTAACTGATTCTAAATAATATCCATATGCTTTGTATTCAGTTTCTAATTGACGATAACGTTCTAATTGTTCTATTGCAGCACCTTTATTTGTTTTTGCAACTTCAATTGCACCAAAGAGTGATTTGATTTGTTCTTGTATGTTTTTTATTTGATCTGTACATGTTGCAATTTGTTGTTTACATTCATTGATTTGCGTATCAACATGTTGATTGTGTGTAATTGCTGTTTCATTTTTACGAAATGATTCTTGTCGTTCTACGGTAGTTTCTAATTCAGATTCTCGAGTTTGTAAATCGCTTTCTAATATTTGTAACTGCAATTCATTTCGTTCTAATGTAATTTTTTTAGTTGCAATAGTATTTTTAAGTTTATTATACTGAGTTTCTAATTCAAATACTGGTTTTAATGATTGTAATTCTGTATTGAGATCTTCAATGCGTTGTTGCAAATCATTTAATATTGTTCTATCCGTTTCAATTGTATTTTGTGCTTCGATTGCATTTTGAACGAAAACGTTAGATGTACAGTATTTGCAGTTTGGATCATATTCGTGAGACTCAAGATGTTTAATTTTTTCTTGTTTTCCATTTACGATTTCCTTTTGTTGTCGATATTTTTGTAAAAGTGTGTTAACTGAATGTTCTATTTTTGCGTATTGTGTTGTTTTTGATGTAATATCATTAACATCGAATTGAGTCAATTGTTCTTCTTGAGTTTCAATTTCTGCAGTTAATGTTTCTAGGTCTTGTTCTGCCGTTTCAATGTCTTGTTGAATTGATTCAATTGTAGCAATTAAATCTCGTTCTTGTCGTTGCAATTCATTGATATTTGGACCATCATATGTAGTTGGAAGTTTTGTTTCAATCAACGAAACAATTTGTTCTTGTAGATTGTTTCTAGTTTCTTGTTGAGCATCTTCTTGTTGTTCTAATGAAATAATATTGTCTTGGTTTTCTGAAATAACTGAATCAGCTTGCACAATAATTTCAGCAAAATCTGTTTTCTTATAATCCTTTAAACGTCCTGATGTTTCTTTAATTTCATCTGCCGCTAACTGATAAAGTTGTTCAAATACTGTAATATCTAAAAATTGTGATAATAAGTCTTTGCGTTCTTTTTGTGATTTTTCAATAAAATTGTTGTTGTCAGCTTGAAGTGAAAATGCAGTTAAAATAAAATCATCATATGTGCCTAAATATCTACGAATATTTTTATTTGTTTCACTGCGTTCTTCTCCGTTTAAATTTTCTGAATCGGTATAAAATTCTACATCAACTTTAACGTGTGTCTCTTTCTTTTTATTTTGAGTACCTCGTCGTTCTATGGTATACATGACACCATTCATTTCAAAACGAAATACACCACGGAACCATGTTTTTTTGTTATTTAAAACTTCATTTGCTTTGCTTGTTTTGCTACATTTATCAAATATAGTATAAGTAATTGCATCAAGCAAACTAGATTTTCCAGATGTATTTGCAGCAAATAAACCACATACATCAGATAAGTTTTCAAAATTTAAAACATTGCCTTCGCCATATGAAAACATGTTGTCAAATTCAAATGATACGGGATGCCATGTTGTATGACGTATTGATTCTACTGCAGGTAATTTTGAATTAATTGTGCGGTTGATATGTCGAATAGCATCGACTTCTTCTGCAGTTGCTTGTGGAAAATTTGAATCAATATAATCTGCCAATAAGGTGTTTTGATATTCAACGTCGCGTACGTTTCCAATAGCTAAACTAGATGACGTTGCGATTGCAGCACTACCAATTGTTCTTTGAATTGTAATGTCTTCTACATCATATTTTTTACGAATTGCAGCAATAAGTTTTTTCATATCTGCTGCACTCGTTTCATTAAATTTAATACGAACTCGAGGACGTTGTGGCATCCGAGCTGGTGCATTAATGATTGCAGCTCCTTGAGTTTCTATAGTTACATAACCATATTCATTGTGTATTTCGTGAAACTCTGCACTGCGTTGTTCCACGTCCCAAACCAATATTCCATGGATTAATGCTTCGCCATGATTTTGTTGAATCAATGAACCAGGATATGCAACTGTCTTCGCAGCATCTAAGAATTGTGCCGGCTTATGTATATCACCTAATAACGTAATGTCATGTCCTTCAAACAAATCAACACCTACATGTTCATTTGATATTTGATATCCAATATCAGTTTTAGCAGTATTAACAGCACCATGGTGTAATGCAATTTTGTATGAAGCGTCAAAATCTTTTGCTCGAATGTAATCAGCAGGTGTTTTATCAACTGCCATATGATTCCATGTTATGCCGCCGAATTCAAACAAACCATTATCTTTAATAAAATGAATGTTTGGATTTTTAATAACATCTAATACTGGAGATATTGCATCAATCCTGTGCATGTTATTTAGATTCATATCATGATTACCTAAAATAACAATTGTAGGAATTGTAAATCCGTTAAAGAAATCTACAAGCATTTGAACTAGTTCCGGAGACATATCTAATTTGCTATGCACAATATCACCGGTAACTACAGCAACGCTATTTCCTGTTGCATGCGTTTCAATATGATCAAATAATGTTTTAAATACTTGTCGGTATTCTCGATGCCGTTTCAATGTACGTATGTGTACATCGGAGATATGAAAAATTTTGTCAATTTTTTCTAAAGGAGAATCTATTCGTTTTATGTCCATAACATGTCCATTTTAAGTGCCATGATGCGCTCAAAAGTTAATATATCAGTATTGTTGATAATTTCTGTAATTTGTTCAAAACCTAATTCCGATGCATCTGCATCTTCTAGTCGTATAAAATAAACATTTAAGCCTTCTGCCATGAAACGTTCTGCAATTTGTATTGCATTTCGAAGTGCATCAGCATCCAAACAAATATAGATATCACGTACTCGTTTTTCAATGATTTTCTTTTGCAATGCTGGTTGAATGATTTTACCAAACAATGGAATTGCATTGCGTTTAATTGCAATTGCATCAAATGAACCTTCACAAAGAATAATTGGCTGTGACCAATTTATTGTTAAATCAAATCCAATAATGTCTTTTGAAATTTTAGGATTCTTATGTTTTTGTTTATCTGCTCGATAATACGCTCTTGATACAAAATAATTCAATTGTCCCGCATCATCATAACTAGGAATAATTATTTTGCCAGAATATTCACCTTGTTCACAATACCCAATTCGATACTTTAAAATATCCAACATAGTTACTCCACGTTGTTTTAAATAATGAATTGCATTTCTATAATCAGGTGTTGTTTTTGCAATCCATAATGGAGCATAATGTTCTGGCAATGCGATTGCAGTAACTGTTTTTGTTTCAGTGGTATTGCGATATCGAGATGATTCGATTATTTTTGCTAGCTGTTCAAACCGTTCTTTAGGCAATCCCATTTGTTTAAACAAACTAGATATAGTGCGGCCTTTTTTATCAGATATCCAACAATGCCATGGATTTTCTCCGGCGTGGTTAGTATTGATATCAATTTCTAATTTAGGCTTGTAATGTGAAGTAAACGGAGAAAAGAATGCAATATTATTACCTGAAGTAGATTTACCTTTACCTAAAACAGATTCTAATAATTGTAACAGTTTAAGATTCTTCACAATTATAATATAAAGAAATTCTGTAAGGAATCCAATTAATTATTAATTAATAATATATTAGTTAAGCACATACATTTCATTACTGGCTTAACGATTGAATCAATAAATTCTTCAATCTATTAATAAAATAAATTTCATTAATTTTCATGAATATATTATTTTTTTTTCAAAAAACAAACCTTATTTAAAGAAACGTTTAACATCGACCGCTTCTTCGCCTCGTTTTATGCATTCTGCCATCCATTCTGCAGGAATTTCTTTTTTCGCAACATACACAATTCCTAACTTACGAGCATATGCTTCATATGTAGTTGGAGATGTTTTTGACAATTTTTGATTCGGATTTTGAAACACCATTCTTATATCAATTCCAGGATTTGACTGCAATACATGTTTCATTTTAGTACGATCTGCAGTAGTCCAACGTCCTTTTGTTTCAATATACATGGTTGCGCCATTGCGTTTTATAAACACAAAATCAGGCGTATATTTTGCTTTGCGTTCTGGAACTACGTAATTTAATGTTTCAGTTTCATAACGCAATTCATACTCTGTTTGTTTAATTTGTTCTGATATAGTTAATTCTAATCCCGATTTATAACCATGTTTAAGAGCGTTTGCTCGTTTAGAATTTCCAGAACTATGAAAATGATTTCGTCTCATATTATAACTTTTTTATTTTAATTTACCAATCAACCATAACCATTTTATCGTTCCATAACATAATATTATCTGATCGAAAATCTAGATCTAGATCAAATTCTTTTATATTTAATTTTTCAACATCCGATTGTAATGCAGTTAAAAAATTATCCATTAATGGATCTATAGTATCCGTTTCTTGAATAAAATCAAAGATAGAAACTTCTCCGCCTTTTTCTCTAGCAAACGAATAAAAATCATCCATGAACATATCAATTACTTTACGTAAACGATCCGGCAATTCAGATGCATTTGCCATTATATACATATTTTTTCCATCAACATAATATACCGGAATAAACGTTGTAAATTCAGTATATCGATTTACGATAATATTTGCAACTTTATATTCATCCTGTTCTTGCGTAATTTTAAAAGTTTTATCTTCGCCATCAATTTCATAAACACGACCATTATCACCAGCACCAATTAATCGAAATTGTTTGTTTTGTATCTTATCTAAACAACGTTGAATATCAGATTGCGATAATTCTTTAAGTAAATTTTTTAAACGTATCATTTTGCAAATCCTGGATTAGAAAATAAAATATTTCGATCTAAATCTAAACGTATTAAAAAATTTAAATCTACATCATCTCGTTTTTTTATTGGTTGTGCTAATTTTCCAATAGCTAATAATTGACCATTAGCATTATACAATCCAATTGTAGTAATATAAGGTGTAAAATTGCTACCTGTTACGAAACTTTGATATGTATAATTATCATCTTTAGTTAGTGTAACATTTGTAGACAAATTAAATTCTCCCGCGTCTATTCTAACTAATGCACTTAGTTCGTGAATTGTTTTGGTACTTTTATATGATGCAGTAAAGGACGCATTTAATAAATTTTGAAAACGATAATCGGGACTAGAAAATACAACTAAACCCTGAGCAGGCATCACGGTACCAACATTTCTAGTTTGTAACATAGTACCACCTTCCGATCTATCAGCTAAATAACCAATTTCTGTACTTGTCAATGCTTTATTAAAAATTCGTATTTCATCTAGTTTTCCAATGTAATTAGAATCATGCAACAAATTCTTTATATCGGTAGGATACCCTGCATTAAATATTTGGCTTCCTGAAATTGAAAATCCGCCTATCTTTAACGGATCATTATTATCAATTCGAATCGATGCAGATAACGGATTAGTTGTTGGTTGTAATAATGTACTAGATTGTGATGCTACTAATGTTCCGTTAGTATAAAGTTGAATAGCACTACCAGATTTTTGAAAAAGTATATGAGTCCAACTATTAGAAATAGATGCAGTAACACGTAAAGTTGGGTAGCCCAATTGTAAGTTAACACCCGGAATGTCAGGATAAATAACGTCACGATTCCCACCAACTGTACATACAATACTTGGACTAGTTCCTACAGCAACAATCTCAAATGGCCATTGTTTTTGATGTATAGATGTTCGTTTACTAAGTAAAATTTGCGGTTTAAAAACATTGGTATCTGATGCACTAACAAAAAATGATATTGCATAATCATGATCTCGATCATATAATCCATCTAATATACGATCAATTGACCCCGATCCGTTAAAATTTGCAGCATACCCAATACTTCGTTGTTGTCCCGTAGTAGTAGGTATTCCCGAAACATATGTAACTCCTGACGTATTATACGGCGTACGTGATATATCAAAATATTCATTAAATCCTTCATAAAATACAGAACCTGATACGATTGCTGCCGTATTAAAACTTGTATCATAAATATTTTCATATGAATCTGAAGCAAATGATCCAGATACTGAAGAAGTAAACGTAAATGATGTAGATTTTATTCGTTCGCCAATTTTAACTTGTGGAATTGATAAAACTGAAGCTGATTGAAATAATGCTTTTTTTGTTTTTGTTATATTAGGCGGACCATATGTAATAAACGGTTCATTTTTATATCGATAAAATAAATGATTGAGTGAATAATAAATAACTGTTTGCAAACTTCCGTCAATATTAGCAGCATCATTATATGTTAATTCAGTATCTAGTATTGGCAACGTGTCTGTATAAATTGCAGTTAATGGTAATGCACTAGAAGTAACACTTCCTGATGTAATAGTCCAATTTTTATATACTTGAAATGAATTCATAGCTATATCCGTAGGATCAACTTTTTTTAAAGTTGTCGGATATAATCCATCGTACGTAAAAAAATTATCTATGCCTATTCTTGTTTGTTCCATACAGTAAAAACCCTGCTACATTTAATATAAATATAACAGGGCTTAAATCAGTGTTGATTTAGAAATCTAATTTAACTCGTATAAGAGCTTCTCGCTGAAATGATTTTAATAATGGTTTAGAAAGTTTTGCTACTGCTAACAATTCTTGATTATCATTATAAAGACCAATTGTAGTAATATATGTTTTAGGATCGCCAATAAATGTAGTTTGAGATAATTGTCCATTGGAACCACTAGTAAACGATGGATTATTTGAAAAATTATATTCACCGTTTTTAACTCTTACGAAATAATTTGTACTAGTTACATTTTCTGAATTTCGTGCTAAGAATCCATATGCATCTCCCGTGCTAGGATTAGTTAATACAGAACTGCCTGATATTGAATGAAACAATGCAAAATGATTATTTCCTTCTGAACTTGAACCTGTATTTGTTTGGAAATTCAATTGTTGATCTAACATCTTTCCATCTAATATCAATGTACCAAATGCTGGATATGCCAATCCGTAATATACTGGCGCTGATGGATTGTAAACACCATCGTTGATAGAACCTGATACAATATTGTAAACTTGTCCAGAATCTCCAACCGTTGGATTTGAAATTGATGAATCATCGATTAATGTGATTACTCTAGACCCCGAAACATTTACACTACCCGTTGCATTAGTAGGTCTAGAACCAGAAATTGTACGTAATGGAATTTCAAAATTTCCAGCATCTAATCGTTCTCGTAAACGATTACGTTTAAAGTTAACAACATAGATATAATCAGTACTTCCAGAACCAGCTGTTGTAAATCTAGAATCTGTAGGATTAAGTAATAATTGTCGGTATTGTGAATAAATTGCTTTTGATGGAGAATCTTCTAACTGTCCTTGAGAATCTGATCCACTACCTAAAGCATGACCGAATGCTAAAGAAAATTGTGTTGCTGCGCCATCTGCGCTAGGAGTTTCTTGATAAACATCAACATAATATCTACGTTGTGCCGTAGTTTCTGCAGATGATGTAAAAAACGTAGTCAAACTAGCAATATTATCACTCCATAATCCAGCTGTAACAGTTTCGGTTTGATTTCCAACGACATCATTTGCTGCATCAAATCTAGTAAATGTTCTACCTGTAATATTTTGTGCTGCTTGATTTAATTGTGCAAGTAATGCATTATTTCCCAAATTTGTAAATTCTTGATTTTGTCCTATTCTAGGTTGTTGTTTTAATCGTTTAATTAATTCTTTCATATTAATATTTTCCTTTTATGCGTTAGTTAACTACTTTTTTAACGGTTAACTGAATAGTAACGCTACCTCCTGTTTCATTACCAATAATAGTAATAGTCGCAGTTTTATCAGTAACAAATACTGATTTTGCAACTACTCTAAATTGGAATCCTACTGCAGACACACTAGTTGCATCTGAATTATCACCAATAAATCCAGGAGCGGTAGGAGCTGCTGTTGCATTAGCCAATGGTGTAGATACTTGTAAATCTGCAATTGAATTGTCTGATAATATTGCCGTATATCCCAATGTACTATTGCCACTGATAATATTAGCAGTATTAGGTGCAATAACTGAAGATGCGCCTGGTGTTTGTAATATTATCGTAGTATTTCCTACATTAATTTTAGGTAAGTATACAGTATTTTTAGGCAATGATATCAATCGATATTTCAATGCCTGCGTTTCATCCGGAATAGCTTCTGTAATTGGCATATTTTCAATAATAGTGCCATAATATGATGTACCAAGTGGATGATCTGGATTCCATAATGAATAATCAACTTCATCATCTCCAACTGCAAATTGTGTAATGTTAAATGCATTTCCGCCCTGAGCTAAAAGTTCACGACCTTTTAAAGTTAAAATTGCATCAACTGTAATTGTAGAATTATCTAAATATCCCATAATATTTTTACCTTTATTATAAATATTACATATTAAAAAAATGGTTAATTTGTATTGCTACTTTTTCCTGTAGACTTTTTACCTGGATTTTTTTTGTTTGTTATAACTAAATTACCTTCTTGTCCTAGTTGTTGATATACCAATTGATTTGGATTTGATAAACTCCATTGTACAACCGGACCGCCGTCTACTGATTCGGTTGATGGGGCATTAAATCCTGGACCAGTAATCTTACATCCAGCATATCGATGATTTTCAATTCCGCGTGGTAAATAGTCTTGTACTTGTGCAAAACTCCCGGTAAATACTAAAGGAGACGTAATTGCATAACTGCTAGTACCATAAGATCCGGTACCATAATACCCTATAGGTCCAGAACTTGTTATAGCTAACACCGTACCCGATACAAATCTATATTCCGATGTTACACTCGATGTAATTGCTGGAAACGAAACTTCACTACGCCAATATGGAGTAGAACTAGTATAATATGTGCTACCAGAGTATGTTAAATATTGATAACTATATGTCGTGCCATTATATTTCTGAGCAATTGATGCTGTTAAATATCCTTGTAGTTGATCATCATCAGTTCCAGATAATGTCATTATTTTACCATCAATTGATCCTGTATATTGAACATAATATGCAGACGCAGTTGGCAACGTACTAGCTAATTGTGCATTATATGTATCATTTGTTTTTTGTAGGATTGGTAATATTGTATCTTTATTTCGTTCTAATATATTCGGTTGTACTAAAACACCTGTAATTTTTTCAACACGTGCTGGCAGTAATTGTTCCAATTGTTTAAAGAATGATAAATCAAACAACGTAAACATTGAAATATACGAATTAAAATCATTTTTATCGGTATATTTTTTCCAATATTTTTGAGACTCAACAATTAATTCAGGATATCCATATGGATTCGTATTACCCGGATCTCCGATATAATCATCTAAATTAGTAAATCCTAATTGTGCAATGATATCTTCATCAATCATTGTTTGTGGAGAAAAGTATACTCCTATTTTTTTACTGTCTAATGGAGCTTTATCAAATTGACTTCGTTCTGCTCTACTCGTAGGACTCAAAGTTCCAACTAACTCATTATTTTCTAATCGTATTTTGTTATCATCAAGTGTACTACCACCTAATGAAATTGCGTCATAATAATATGTTTCTTCAATTGAATCATATGGTGTTGCTAATGACCAACCAGAAAATGATGCGGATATGTTTGACGGTTTTGGTTCAACCCCAGTTAAACTACCCGTTAAATTATGATTTATATTTTGTGTTAATGGCAATCTAAAAACTAATTCTGTGTATGAATCAATATTCCCATTATATGCAGCAGGAGCTTTAACGTGATTATTAAATGCTTCATCATTTAAACTAGATGACCACAATCTAAGTTCTTGTAATTGTCCAACTAATCTATTAGCACCAGTCGATGTTCCGCCCAATGTCAATGTGCCAGATCCTGCAAATGAAGCTGTTGCCGATGCAGAAGCTGCTGCTACAATCGATCCATATTTAGATTTCTTAGTTACGATATCTAAATTAGTTCCATTCGTTCGTAAAACTAAATTAAGCCAATTGCCATCAAACAATTCAATTTGATTTGAACTAGTTCCATTTATTCGTACAACACCCTTATTCCCACTAGTAAAATTTAAAGTTACTGTATTTGAACCTATTGTAAATAAATTCATAGTACTAGGTATCGTAGGATATTTTACAACATCGGCCGTTCTAAATCTAAGTTCTACAGCATTTATTGATTGCGAATAATTAACTGTTACAGTACCTGCAGAACTACCACTTAAATCTAATGCATAATCAAAATTTAATTTTTCATATATTGGCGCTCGTTCTAAACGAGGACCGCCATATTCATTAATACTAATTAAAGATTGTGGAATACCATAACAAGATAACAATGCTTGAATACTTCTTTTAGTACCTTTAGATTTTAATAACAACGGCAAGTTATTGATAATTCTACGCCATACTGTATATGTTATATCCATTGCCGGAACAGAAGGATCGCCAACCGTATTTGACCCGGTCAATGGTGCACCAGCTTCTGATGTTCCTAGTACATATTGCCAAAGATTTTTATCCTGATTTCCATTAGTTAAATTCCAACCAAATTGTTTTGCTACTGAATATAACAATTCATTTGGCATACCTAATTTAGGATTTTCTTCTCGTTTATTAATACGAGACATATGATTGATATATGTATATAATATATCATAATGATGTCCTAACATATTAACAAATGTAATCATATCAATGTTATTATCATCAATTCTTTGATATGATGGAATATTTCGATATAATGAATTTATGTTAAATCTATCGTATATATTTGCATATTCATATGATGAACTATACCATGCAATAAATTGAGAACTAGTTGTTGGTGCATTAATATATGGATATGTTGAGTTTAATTTAGGCACTGGAGTTATGTAACTACCAGTTAATCTAGCAACTATTGGCTGTTCTAATGGAATATTAAATGTTGTTAATATTGACGACGATTGATTATACAAATATTGTTCAAATCCATCAAATCCTCCAATTAAACTAGTTATTTGATTTTGATATGAAGCAGCATCTGTTTGTGCAGCAATACCATTAGTTAAAGCTAACGATGCACTTTGTTGAGCATAATATTCTAGTAATTCTAATTTGTATTTAAAATTGTCTAATCTATCAGTTGCTGTACTATAAAAAACAAAGTTATTAAAATCTGAATAATCAATATTTAGTTTCATTCCCGACAAACTTCCGGAGAAATATGCATCGATAATTTGTTGAGATGTTGATAATGAAGATCCTAATAAATCGGTCCAAGTTTTGAATCCAGTTTCTGCAGATGTATTATATGAATAATTTGCTTGCCAATTTGGTCCTGATAAAACATTTGTTGTAGGAAGTGCAACTGCTGGATTAATAACAACGTTGTCTACATATGGTTGTTTTTGTTCTTCAACAATCCAACATTTAAACCCTTCCTGAATATCTTCAGACAATGGTTCATATAATTTAATATATAATCCGCCTTTGGCTTCTACTGCATTGATAATAGTAGCAGTATTATTTCTGCTAAAATTTAACAACAATGTTTTATAAACAGGTCCAGTACGTAAACTAGTTAAATTTATAGTTTGTATAAAATTAGTTATTTGTTGTAAATATCCAGAACTAGTTGGATCCGTTGGTTGCAGTCTAATCTCTGTTCGATCTGGAGAAATTTCTTGAATTTTTAAATACTGTAAATCGTAATTCCCAATTAAATTTTTAAAAAAGTTAACTACGAATCTAAACTGTCCAGCTGATATTTTTAATTGATTTTGTAATTGTGCATATAAATCAATAGCTAATGGCTGAGTAGTAAATGATATAATATTATTACCATCATAATATTGTGGAATACTTCCTACAGCAGGAACATTGTGATTTGCCGTAATCCATGTTTGATCTAAATATACATGTAATTCAACCCGATCGGTATCATCTCGTTGTATGATATCAGTATTAAACGTTACGTTTGTTCGAAAATCGGAAACATCAGATGCAGTATATCGTTCAGCTGATAAAGATTGGGATGCAATTAATATTTGTTCGATATTTTTATACTGCGTTAACATATTTTATATTATCCTGCGTTTGACCCACTTACTAATAAATTATTCCACTCATCTACAACTTTATCTGCATTTGTTACAGACCAATATGATGTATCAGCATTTATCGTATGAAATTTAAATTCTTCATTTATATTACAAACTGCAGTTATACCAAAAACATCGCCTTGCGTAAATGATGAATTTGGAATAGTAACATCAATATATAAATCTTGAACACCATATTGTCCTATACGTCCCGGCGATGCTTGTTGTATTTGATCTAAATAATTATCTAATTGCGTTAATAATGTAGATCTTAAATTAGGTCGTAGTATATCAATTTGATTATTAGTATTAATTAAATTAGATCTGCTTGCTGGTTCAAGTCCATTTAACGGATCATCTTGTAAAACATTTTTTAAACTATCAATAAATGTTGATGACAATATTATTGAATTAATGGGCGATGAACTATCAGAAATCAATATAAATGTTGCCTTAACTTCTGCATCGGATGCATTTGTTTGTCCTAACGTGCAATATTCGTTTGCATTTATTATGATATCGTTTATTAATTGTACAAATGCTTCTTGTTGCTGTGTATTTTCAAAATTTGAATTATAAAATGGGCCTAAATACGTACGGTTTGAACCATCTTGAGTTGTAGTTTTTCCAATATAAAAAAATGCAGTTCCAATATCAGCAGAATTTGGCGTATCAAAACGATGTTGCAATTTAATTCTAAATCTAAGATTCGCACCAGAATTTTTTATTTCTTTGTTGATAAAATATCTATTTATTTTCTGAGTAGGATTTCCATCAACTAATTCATCCATTAATATACCAGAAGGAGTTGCAATTTGTATTCTTCTAGATTCCGTTGGTTTATATCTTGAATAAACGGGATCAATTAAAATATCATCTAAATTTATCGGAGCTGGTTCAAAACTACCTGTAGCAAAAATGATTGCAGGGAAACTAAAATATTGAAATCTAGTTTGTACAGTGTTTAAAAAACTTTGTTTATTAATCTGCCTAGCGGTTGGTTCAATAATAAGTAACGGATTATCAATACTATTTTCAGTTATAATAATATTTCCTGCAGAGTCTCTTGGTATAATTGCAGTATTATTTGAAACTGCAGTTAAGCCATTTTGTAAATAAAATGATGCAGGTGACGCAACTACGAATTCTTCAGAATTTGGATCTTTACCTGGGCTACCTGCTAAATCTTGTTGTTTTGCCATTATCTAACTACTTTAAAATAAATTTGGTCATCGATATACTGCTGTGTAAATCCATCTGTTATCATGAATTCTAAACGATAATATCGTTCTGGCATAAAACCATTCATATCCATGTAAATGTAATTACTAGTATTATCGCAACTTACTTTATTATAAATATTATCAAACGGAATTATGTATTCGTCCGTTGCAGCATCTAATACTGCATAATATGTAGTAGTTGGTAATTTTTGTACGGTTTGTGTAGGAAATAAATTTGTTGGAGATTTTATAGGATACTTATCTCGCGCATAAATTCTAAGCTTAATTATTTCGGTATCTTTATATTCTGGTTTTAATTTTGAATATATTAAAAATGATTCTAAATCAACATCATCTAATGTAGAAGCATATTCCGAATTATCGAAATACATGATCAATCTAGGAACATATACAGTATGCGTATCTCTACTAAAAAATCGAATATAACCACTTACATTAGCATCAGACTCATCTGGATCGGAAAATTTTAATATGAATCCGTTATTTTCTATAGTATGTCCGCCGCTTCCACTAATCCATAAATCGATTGCATCAGTTACATCCATGTAGATGTCAGTTGGACGATAAGAAAAAGATTCATTTTCTTCTAAACCAGGTTGATGAAAAAATACTTGATTAAAACTAGATGTATTAAAAAATCCACTACCCGATTGCCACAACCAACTTCCGCCATATCCAGAACCAGATATATATAATGATGAATTGTTTACTTGAATTTGTTGAGAACTAGAAATCCATAAACTTCCAGATGTATTATCTAATGACCATGAAGCATATGGCGTTGCCCATTGTGCGCCATCTTTAATAATTGGCGACGCACCTAAATAACCTGTACCATTTATCCACGGCTGTCCTACAATTTTTGCATCAATTGTATATTCACTTGGCAAATTTTTTGCATGAGTTGTAAATAACTGTAAAATAAATTTGCATGAACTTAACGGCACTGAATATGTTGACAATACTTGTTGAATCTCACTCATATCAAATTTAATCAATGATCTAGATTTTAACAAAGTACTGCCATCCGTACTTAAACGTTTACCAATTTCTAATACTTCATCTAGTCCGGTATTCGTAAGACTAGTAGCGCTACTAGTAGTAGCTCCTTCATATAATGTAGCATCAGATTGTGCATAAAATATTCTAAACATA